CGACCACCGCGACGGGGGCGGGGGCGGGCGTCACGACAGGGGCGCGGCGCGCCTCGAAGGCATCAACGGCGGCCATACGCGCCTCGAAGCGCGCCTCGAAGGCCGCTTGATCCAGCGTGGCGCGCGAGGGGCCGCCGGGGGTGTACTCAGAGCGGGCGCAGCGGGCGGCGAGCCCGTTGGAGTCGAGGGTGTAGAGCACGGCGGCGGCGGCGTCGCGATCAAACTGAAACCAGGCGCAATCACCCTCCGCGACGGCGTAGCGGGCGAGGTCAAGGCGCTTGAAGGTGCGGGGCGACACCTTGAGCCCCCAGCGGGGGGCGTGGGGCGTGGCGAGGCGGGCGGCGAGGTTGTCGAGGCCGGTGAGGTCTGAGGGCGTGTAGCGGGCGGCGGTACCGTCGGCGAGGAGGTCAACGAGCTCGACGCGGAGGGGGGCGCTGTACTTGGCGCTGGGGCCGGTGGGCACGGACACCTTCACGCGGAGCTCAGCGGAGGGGGCGAGCACCTCGACGGCGGCGCCGTGCTCATCGCAGCGGGGGGCGAGGTCAACATCCGCGGCGGGGGTGACGCCGTAGTGATACCAGCCGAACGCGGCGCGGATCGCGAGGGGAGAGGAGGCGGCGAGGAGCGCGGCGGCCTGGGAGAGGAGGGCGGGGGCGTGAGACATGAGATGCAGCCTTTACGGGGCGAGGGGTGGAGACGACACGGCGCGAGGGGCGCCGAGAGACGGGGCGGGGCGCGGGGTGCGCCCTAGCCGCTCTATATGTAGCACCAAGCGATGACACATTCAAGGGGGAAAAGAATTTATTTTAAGAGGGGGGCGCGCGTGGGTATAATGCGCGGGAAACTAAGGGGGCGCCGTGCGCGACAGCGACGACAGCGACGACAGCGACGACACGCTAGATCCGTCGGGCTTTAGCGCCTGGTGCGACCAGCGCCTCCGCGCCACCTCGCGGACGGCGTGGGCGCTGAGCAGCATACTTGACGCCTATGAGGAGGAGACGGGCGAGGCGCCGCCGCCCCCCTCCGAGGCGCTAGCGCACCTCGCGGAGCGCTTTGAGGTGGACGGCGCGAGCGGCCAAGACCCTTTAATCGCGGCGGCGCGCCGTTACTGAGCGCCGCCCTTACCAGACACCGAGGAGCCAGAAATGAGTCTACTTTTCACCGACCTTGTTAAGGCGATGAAGCCCGCCGCCAAGACCTCCGCGCCGAGTGAGGAGCGCCTCAATGAGCTGCTCGCGCAGCTGTTCAGCAGCGCCACGGACGTTGACGAGGAGGAGAGCGCCCCCGCGCCCAAGAAGAGCGCGCAGAAGGGTTATAATAGTTACAAGGGCGCGGGCGAGATGGACAAGGGCGGCTTGAGCTACTTTGAGGGGAGCGGGAACGGGCGCGACGACGCGCGCGCGGCGCTCGACAAGGCGGCACAGCTCGAAATCGAGCTAGACGGCGAGGAGGACGAGGAGGGCGAGGAGAGCGAGGAGGACGCCGGCGAGATGGACAAGGGCGCGGCGATGAGCGACAAGGAGAAGCGCCGCGAGCTGATGAGCGCGGCCTATTCGATGATTGACAACCTCAGCGACGAGGAGCTCGCGAGCTTCCTCGCGGCGCGCGAGGTGAGGAAGGCGCAGATTATGGGCGTGCTGAGCCAGATGAGCACGAGCGAGTTAGGCGAGCTTGTGAGCGCGGAGGGGGCGCAGGGCAAGCGCGCAGTGGACGGCGAGAAGGTTACGCCGTGAGCCAGGGGGAGCGCGTGGAGCCGAGCACGGAGCCGCCGCGCCCGCTGGATGCGGCGTGGGGTGAGGCGGTAGCGCTGATGATCGACCCGCTCGCGCCCGCGCCCGCGCCCGCGCCCCACGCGCCCGCACAGATGGACGGTCTAAAAGGGCTCGCGGCGCGGGAGGCGTTCCTAGCGTATCTGAGCGCGCCGGCGCCTATGCACGCGCCCGCGCCCTCGCCGGCGGTGAGCCACCCCGCGCATTACCACCCGGGCGCCTACGAGGCAATTGAGGTGATCGCGGCGTGGGGGCTCGACTTCTGGAGCGGAAACGCGCTCAAGTACATTGCGCGGGCGGGGCGTAAGGCGGGGGCGCCCGCGCGGCAGGACATAGAGAAAGCGCTGTGGTATGTACGAGACGCGCGGCAGCGCCAGCGGCACGACCTGAGCGCCCCGCGCTATGTAGAGGCGGGGGCGGCCTTTGGGCGCTTCGCGCCGGCGCGGGTGGCGGAGGTGTGGGGGCTGCCAGACGGCGCGCTGTGCGGCGCGCTATACGCGCTCGCGAGCGGCGCGCTTGATGACGCTGAGGAGGCGTTGCGCGAGCACCTCGACGACGGCGCCGAGGGCTGAGCGGTGGACGTCGCGGAGCTGTTGACGCGCAGCGAGGGGCGGCGCCTACTAAGCGCGGCCTCCCCGCAGTTCTTCGATACCTACTACTGCGGGATGAGCCGCGCGGCGCATCGCGACCGGTGGCTGGACACTTTCGAGGCGGCGGCGCGGCGGGCGCGGGAGGGGGGGGTGAAGGCTAAGACGCTAGTGCTGGCGCCGCGCGACCACGGCAAGACGGAGGCGGCGATCACCTACGCTACGCGCGCCTTGTGCCTTGACCGCGACATCAGGATTTTGTGGATCAGCGAGAGCCAGGGGCAGGCGGAAAAGCGCATGAGGCGCGTAACGGCGCTTCTGAATAGCGCGAAGGTCTTAGAGGACTTCACCAGCGCGCCGGCGGAGGGGGCGGGGCCATTCCGTGACGAGGCCTCCAAGTGGACAAACAACATGATCTATTTGAAGCGCACGCGGGAGAGCGTAGACGCCTCGCTTGAGTGTATCGGCGCGGGGGGCGCCGTGACGGGTGGACACTTTGACCTGATCTTGTGCGACGACATACAGGACGACAAGAACACCTATAGCGCGGGGGTGCGCGCCAAGACGCGCGAGTGGTGGCGCGGCACGGTGGCGCCTATGCTCTCGCGCGGCGGCGCGATTATCGTTATCGGCACGCGGAAGCACCACGACGACCTCTTCGCGCACCTACTGAAAGACCCTACCTACCACGTGCTACACGACCAGGCGATCCCCGAGTGGCCTGAGCGCTACAGCTACACGCGCGAGGACATAGGGGGGCGGGAGATCATCACGGGTGTAGAGGTGACGGGGGGGCGGGCGCTGTGGCCTGAGCAGCGCCCGCTCGACTACTTGCTCTTAGAGCGTCACACGGTGGGGCCGCGGCTGTTTAGCCGCGAGTTCCAGAACGAAGTACAGGACGACAGCGCGGCGCCGTTCAAGCAGACCTGGCTAGACGCGGCGCTAGAGCGCGGGGCGGGGCTGAGCCTGGGGCAGGTACCCGGCGAGGTGATAGACATAGTGCAGGGGTGGGATTTTGCGCTAGTCACGGACGCGCGCGCGGCGGAGGAGCGCGACACCGACTTTAGCGTGGGGATCACATGGGGGCGCGCCGAGAACGGCGACCGCTACCTCTTGGACATCTGGAGGCGGCGCGGGTTGAGTATGGCCGAGCTGCACACGCACGTTAAGGCGCAATACGCCAAGTATGGCGCGCGGGTGCGCGTAGTAGCGGTGGAGAAGAACGCTTTTGGCGAGCTGCACTATCTGGGGCTCCAGCGCTCGACCGACCTCCCCCTAAAAGGACACATCACGCACGCGCGCAACAAGGCGGACGCCTGGGAGGGTGTGCCCGCGCTTAGCACGCTGTTTGAGAACGGGAAAGTGATCCTCCCCTCGCGGACAGAGGCCGACCGCGAGCGGGTAGAGCCGCTGTTACATGAGCTCTTTTCACTAGGGAAAGAGCGCCACGACGACACGGTGATGAGCTTGTGGATCGCGGAAACCTGGCTCAGAAAGAGCAGTATCACCTACTCGCTCAGCTTTGGGGAGGGGGGCGACAAAACAGGCACCAGCGATGAGCGCCTCGCGGGGGGCGACGACGAGCTAGACACGCAAGAGGACATACAGGCTCGCGCGGATGAGCGCGATAGTGATAGAATATGGGGGAACCTACCCGGGGGCTTTGGGCGCCACTAACGAAGGGGCACAGCACATGATTCAGACGCACGTATTCACCTCGACCGCGGGCGCGGAGTTGCGCATCGAGAAGCACCACTTGAGGCAGGGTATCGCCGACTACTACCGCAACGTGCAGGTGAGCGCGGAGGGGCTGAGCGGCGGTACTTTTAGCTTGGCGTACCGCGTGCCGGGCGGCACGACCTGGCGCACGCACGTAGCCAACGCGACCGAGAACGACGTTATAGTGATGAGCGGCGACCGCGGCCCCCTCGCGGAGGCCTTGCGCGTGACTTTCGCGGACGTGGGCGCGGGCGATGTGCGCGTCATCATCAACCTCAGCGAGCGGGGGCTATAATGGCGACGCTCACCGGGAACACTAAGACGGGCGGCGCGGCATCTGTGCCCAACGCTACTACAACGGTTGTAGGCAAGGTGCGGTTAGCCACCACCACCGAGGCGACCGCGGGCACCTCAGAGAGCATCGCGGTTACGCCCGCGGGGCTCGCGGCGAGCGTGTCGGGTATTGTGGGGGGGATGACGTATAAAGGCTTCTTCGACGCCGTTAACGCAGTACCCGACCTCAGCACCGCGCAGCAGGGCGACTTTTACAAGGTGAGCGCCGCGGGCACGCGCTTTGGGCAGAGCTGGGAGGTGGGGGATATGTTAGTGATCAATGAGGACATGGGCGGCACGATCACCAACGGCAAGATTGACAAGATCGACAACACCGAGAGCGTGCTCAACCTCGACGACCTCCTCGACGTGAACGCCCCGAGCCCGAGTACGCGCGACGTGCTATACTGGAACGGGAGCGCGTGGGTGGATCAAGCGCTCGCGGCGGCGGACGTGAGCGGCGTGGCGACAAGCGCACAGCTCAGCGCGGAGGAGGCGGCGCGCGCGGGGGCTGATACTACGCTCCAGGCGAACATCAACACGGAGGCGGCGACGCGCGCGGGCGCTGATACCGCCTTGCAGACCGAGCTCAACGCGACGCAGGCGGGAGCGGGGTTAGGCGCGAGCGGCGCGTACACGGCGCCGGGGGGCTCGAACTACCTGGGCGCGGCGACGAGCCTAAAGAGCGCTGATAGCCTCCTCGACGCTCAGATCAAGATCGCCACCGACAAGGGCACGGC